ATGATCTGATCGCCGATAGCAAACACCTTGTCTGCCATACCCGCTCTTACGATAGCCTGCACGTCTGCAAAGCTGTTGATTTTAAGACCGCCCGTGTTCGCTGCAATCGCAGCTACCGAACGAGCTATGCCCTGCATAGTGCTGTCTCTTACGAGGTCTATTGTTTCTGCCATTGTTATTCCTCCGTTTCTTTATATGTCAACGATAAACTTTTATCGCTGTTTACTGATAGTAAAAAATTCTTGTCGTGATAAATGTCTTTCACGGCCTTTTCTGCTTCTGCTGCCGCTGCGTTTGCGGCTGTTGCTGCCGCATTAGCTGATTTTACGGTTTTCCTCGCAATAGCGGTTGCTTCTAAGTCCATTATTTGTGCTGCCTCCTATATCTTTACCCAGGATAGAGCTTCACCGTCGAAAACGAAAACCTCGCCTGTGTCGATTTCAAAAAAAGTCGAGCCGTTTCCGACTTTGTACCCGCATATCATATCCGTAGGCTTAGTATCGGTTGACTTTCCTCTAAGCTCCAGTATAGGCGCTCTGTCTGCGAGTGAAGTTGTCGCCTTGTATATAGTTATCACATTATCCCTCCTTATAACGTTTCACATACGGCATAAGGCTTGCCGTCGGTTATTCTGAGTTTAACAACGAACGTTGCTCCAGTATCATTATTTTTAAGAGCTATGCCGTCGATTACATCACCGACGCTCTCAGCAGCCTTATTAGCCCGCTCAGTTGCGGCGTTAGCAGTAGCTATTACTGTATTGACCGCTCCTGTAAGGCTTTCTCTCGCCGTGTCTGCATTATCGGCGGCGGAGTTCGCCTTGCTTGCGGCAGCTGAGGCTATATCAACAGCTTTGCTCGCTTCATTCAAAGCCTCAGCAAGCGCCTTATACTCATTCGTAGACGTTATCTCGTCGTCTGATACTGCCGAGCGCTGCACCGCAATATAGAAATACTGCGTTGTAAGTAGTGAGCTTTCTTTGTACAGAGATATTTCAGCGATAACATAGCCCTCAACTGCTAGTATCTGTTCTGTGAGTTCTGCTACGATTACGTTATTTTCAATAGTAGCGTTGTTGAATACTGCTTTCTTATCTGCCTTAACCGCTCTTATTCGTGCTGTAATACCGCTGTCAAGCGTATACGGCTTGCCGCTATCTGTTATCGTAATATTAACGTAGCGGCTGCTGCTGTCACCTTGCTTGGCGAATACTATCGGCGGAGCTGTCGAACGTGAAACATCAAGCGATATGCTTGTTGAACTTTTCATATAAGTTAGCCCTCCTCGATCATAAAAGAAAGTGCGTCAATAGCGCTAAGAGGCATTTCTCTTTCTGCTATATCAGATAGCTTTATTGTTGATATTTCCACCTCGGACAGCTCTAAGGCTATTTCGTTTATAGCCTCGCATATCTCATTGAATGCTTTCGGGTCGTCTTTGGCTGATACACTTGTTTTGCCGCCCGCCTTATTCTTTATGATCTCATCACGAGATAAAACGAACGGCTCTAATGCCCGCTCTATCGCAATTTTATTTTTGATAATAGCGTATGATGTTTTGGACGGCAATTCGATTTTCTGCTTGATTAACGTTTTGATCTGCTCTAGCTTCTGCTCGAGTTCAGCGTTTGATTTCTTGATTTTCATATTATCCCGCCTTTTCGATATTGATTATTCTGTTTTCGAGGTCTTTAATGTATGCTAGCAACAGCGGTACAAATTCCTCGTATCTGAGCGCATATTCTTTCCCGTCGCCGTCTACATCAACGAATGCAGCGAACTCAGAGGCGCTAATGCCTGCTGTTTTCATAGCTTCAAGTACATTCTGTGCGGTGAAGCCTGTGTGCGTCCTGCCGCTTAACGCTATATCGCTTGTATAATTGAACGATACAGGCGTTATATTTTTTATAACGCTTAAATATCGTTCGGAAAGTGGAACGATATTTTCTTTTTTTCGTTCGTCGGACGTTACGGCAACGGGCGAGCCGTTAGCATAGATGTTTGAGCCCACAAGTTTGAGGCTATAAGCGTCCATACCAACAAATAAGCCATTACCATTGACCCACCTAAACGCTATCGTTCCTGTGCAGCATATCCCGCAGCCGTCGTCGATATCAAGATAACCTTTCCGAATATAAAGACTGTGATTTTGCACCCAGGTGTCACACCGCATTGTTATTGAGTTTCCGACAACGTAAGTGTTACAGCTATTAGCGTTAATACCGAGATATAATCCCGCTCCGTATGTTGCGTTGTTGCTCCAGTACCTAAGCCCCGTGTTCCCTCCCCATGCAACGCCGACATTATCATCAAAATTAAGCAAACTTTTGATTTTTCCGTTGCCAAACTTAATATCGCCATAGAAATAATGCCTGCAATCCATATCAGTTGCCGCACTTTGAATATTGCACTTATAATATGTTTCCCAGCCGTTATCATATGCACCACCTAGGGTTATGCCATGATAATTACCCGAAGCCATAATTCCAAGTTGATAGTAAGTGTTGCTATACCCAACAGGGGTGATATATGCAAGTCGTTTATTATCTCTGAAAAATTCAAGCTGATTTCCGTGCACATATAAGTACGTTAAATCGGTAGTTGCGGTTGTAAGAGATCCTGTAATCGTTGCACTGTTTAACGTTGCACTTTTTGCCGTTATAGTTCCATTGGCGGTGAGCTTAAAATTGTCGCTTTCAACAACAAACCTGTTAGAAGTAAGCTTGATCGTTCCTGCTGATTGATTTATCTCGGATACAAGATTAGACTTGCTCACCTTAAGAGATATGCTCTGCGAGTTCTGCGTTATCGACGATTGCATAGTATTCATTGTCGACTGCATATTGTTGACAGTAGCTTTCGTGGCGTATGTCGTGCTTACAGTTTGTGTTATATTGTTTTCTGATACTTCGATAGCTGCTGTTACGTCCTCTGTCTTAGCGTAGCTTTCAAGAGTTTGGCTTACGGATAATGTAATACTATCAGCAGTTTGACTTATAAGCGTTTTGAGTGAGCTTTCAGCCGTTGATATGGCGTCAGTGTAGCTCGTTGTGATCGTGCTTTTTAACTCTTCGTCCGCAAGCTTGAAAGCCTGCTCGACGCTTTCTTTTGCGCCGGTTATGTTGTCCTCAATGGATTTTTTAAAACTCTGAGATATGGCGTTCGCCTGTACGCTATCAGCCGCAAGGAGTGCTCCATTAAGTGTGCCCACCGTTATGAAGTCTGCTACTATTGCGCCGTTCATTGTTATAGCAAGCCCATAATCGCCGTTATACCCGTTTTTTGAGTAGCCTAAGCCCGCTGAGTTCCAGCGCCAAACACGGACGGCGCTTTCAATGTCGGGGCTATCAAGTATAAGTATTTCCTGCGGGCTTTCCGCAGGGTGTAAAACTACATAGCCGCCACTGTTACCTGTTATAAGGTTTGTCGCATTTTTTATGGCCTCTTTGAGCTCTGTTGACGCATTTGCAAGCCCCTTTTTCACAAGCGTAGTAATTCCCGCTATTGCCTTATTCTGGTCTAAGACAGTTTGAGCAAAGTTGCTCTTAGCGTCACCGAGCTCGATTGACTTGTATTTCTCGGCTAATACGTCATATACAGTCTTAATTACCTTGGCTTTTGCTGATACGCCGAGCTTTGCGAATTTAACGGTTACAGTATCGCAGAGCTTAACTTTTTCAAGCGGCGCAATATTTTTGTATTCCTCAGTCTGCCACAACGAAACAAAAGAGGCAGTAATGCTTACGCTCGGAACTCCGAGGCTTGTGTGTGCTTTCAAATACGTTTCCGCTTTTGTGCGGAGTGTTGCCGGTGTTATCTCGTCGCCCGCTGAAAATTGATCGGAAAGATTTATGATATACGCCTTTTTATGTCCGAGTTCCGCCGCCTCATTGATCGGCAATACTTTGTCTTTGAGATATACAAATTTGTCCTCTGATGTAGTTTTACCGTTGCCGTCGTCTTTCTGCTCTGTGTAAGTAGCATATGGCATTATGTGAGTATACGTTGCTGTTATATTTTTATCTTGCTTAATGTCAGTTAAGTTCTTGCCGTACTCGATCGTTACGCCCGTGTCTGAGCCTCTATGTGAGTGTAGCTTTATAACGTAATTATCAAACTCGTACTCGCCGCCCCATATATCAAGCACCGAGCCTTGTTGACCCCCGAGGGCAGCTCTGATTGAACACGGCTCGGAAAGGTCAATAGTATTGAGCGTCGCTATATCGCTTAATGCTTTAAACTTGCTCTCGAAAGCACCGT